GTTCCGCCCTCCGGCGCCGACTACGCCACCCGATGACGACCCTTTCTTGTTGGAGCCGAACCCTAGGGCTAAGCTCCACAGAATGCGTCAGATTTGGCAATTCATCGCGGAACATGGCACTTACCCTGTACAGACGACGATCAAGGTTACCCGGGACGTGTTCAACAGTATCAGCCTCCGCGCGGCTCAAGACTGCTCTGTGCACGCTCAACGGCTTGTCACGGGTGGCTCCCCCGCCCCCTCAGCACGGCCTGCTCCCGGGGAGATCGTCAATCATATTGCTGAAGAATCATCGCGCATTGTCGGACCCATGGTTGTTCCGCAGACCGTACACGATCCACGATCGGTCTCAGCCATGACTGAGGGTCGAGCTGAGGTCAAGAAAGATCCGCGCACGGGCGAACCGTTGGCATTTAAGCCCGATTCCGCAGCAGGCCTGCGTATGGCTAAGTTCTTCACAGAGCTCCAGCACAAGGTCTACACGCGGAAACGCATCTTGTCGGCGGTTGCCGAGATGATGGATGGCAAGGGACTTGGAGAGTTCCCTATCGCGAAGTTTAGTGCGGACCAGATAGCTCAGGCCAAAGCATATAACGACCTCTTGACCAAGCCTGGATATATGCGCCCAAGAAAGGTCAATGGCAAGTATGAGGTGATCGCGAAGGACCACAAGCCTGTGCGTGGTGTTGTTGATAATGGCATAGAACTCATGACGTTAGCCTGGGTATCATGCCAAGTGTACCAGGAGCTACTATTCGGCCACGGTGCAGTGTTTGAGAAAATGAGCATCAAGCACAGGGCTAGAGATGAAGTCCTCCAGGAAATCAACACCGCTCTCGCAGAGTGGCCGAGTGGAGCCACGCCGGTACCTACGGCCGTTTGGGAGATCGACCAGACAGCTATGGAGATGCATTGTCGTGCTCCTGGCTCTTTGAGCTTCGTGCTAAACATTATTGACCATATATCAAGCACAGTTTGTGCGACGTATTTGGGTCAGCATGGCGCGAAGTATTCCTTTAAGACCGCATATGACCGAGAAAAGGGTATGCGCCTGTCTTGTATTACTTGCACCGGTACCGTACCAGGTGGCAAGCAGAAGACACTCCTGCAATTCCCTGACATGTATCTCGATTCCGGCTGGTTGCTGACAAGTGCATCCAATTTCACTCTGGAACTGGCAGCCACTTTCGGATGCTTTGTTTCAAACGTGGAGCACTTGTTTGCCTATGATTCAAAGGCCGGCAACTTCCGCGTGGCCGCCGACACCTTTAATTGGACATTCCGTTCAGTGCCCCTCCCGATCGGACCGAATGGCGCCGAGAGAGTTATAAAGAAACTCTACATGAGGGGGTTTTTCGAGGGCGACGACGGAATAGGTCGCATCAACCGTGAGGTTGCCACGCCCCTGGTCCAAGCGCACGTCACCAATTCCCTTGCCGATCAAGGATTTTCCGGCAAGTTCAAGTTTGTCACGGATGGGAGGGGCGAGTTCATTGGTGCTCACTTTCTTGTCAGAGGAGGCAGCACTATGCTGTCCCACCCCGTGGTCCCAGACATCCGCCGGTATATAGGGAAAATTGGTGTTCACGCACAGTCCAGGGCCAATTTAAGTGCGGTTGAGCGCTGTGCCGCTGCGAAAGCGCGTGCCTCATCATTGGCCAGAATGTTCGAGGGCAAGATTGAGGCCATACACAGCATATTCAAGATTCAGGCTGAGGCAAAGTGCGGTTTCAGTGATGATGAATTGAATTCAGCAATGGTTAATGTATCAAGCGAGTATGATCCACTGGCTTACGTTAGCGGAGTCCAAGTTGGCAATCATACTTACGGCAGTATCATGGCATCATTGCCGCCCGAGGCACCACGTGTCTACCCCGCATCGCACATCCAGAACCAAGTTGTCTGCAATTCGCTAGAAATTGAGGACACGGCATTACTGGGTGATTTGCAGATGTTTGCTGAAGAGTGTGTTGCTCAATGCCGCTCTGGGGTGTTTGACCATGAGGCAGCTTACTCTGCCTTGCCAGCGGTGCTACGCAGTGCCTGACTGCCGCCTGTTGTTCCTTGTACTGTCGCCGTAGTACGCGCGCCATAGGCGCCGCTCCTGAGACCCTCAATCCGGGTGGGTGGTGATTCAGGGCCACGGCTTAGCCGTGGTGGGTCATGGAGGAGCCAACTGATGAGTCCCGCCTCGTTAAATATAAGGGACGAAATGCTACGGCATCTGGGTTATTTCGGCTGGTTCTACACTATACCAGTCGATAGATAGATTATCAGTGCATGCCTTTGTTCCGGACTGACAGCTGGTTTTACGATGCCAATTGCCAAGAATGGTCAACGGCGTCAGCCGTCAAAGCAGCAACTTGCTGCCCAGGCGAAGCAACGTCGCAAGGCGCAGTCAGCTCGGCCGGCCCGTGCCTTCCGAGCATGGCAGCAGTCTGTAGGTGCCGCACCAAAGCAAGCTTTCGGATCGCGCAGGACCAGAACACTACGGGCAATGCGCCGTGCTTTGTGTGCCCGCTTGCCCCAACACCTGGCCTTACCCCGTCCCGTTGGTAACTATGCGGTAGTGCGCACTACAGTCATGCATCAGTCCTCTTCAAGGTTTATTATGTTCTGTCCGTTCATGGCGCGCGGGGCCGGTGTGAATGCCAACCCCGAGTGGGTTGATTTTTGCGGTATTGAGGATGCTGACTCCACTCAGGCGGTCAATTTTAGCTCCAATACCAAAGGAATCAAGATGCCCGTACCTGGCAGCAACACCGCTGACGGTTCAGCGTTGAGTGTTTGCCCTGCGGCCTTGACTGTTCAGGTCATGAACCCCACTGCGGTCAGTAGTGCCGGAGGCATTTATGCCATGGGCCGGTGCAACCAACAGTGGGATATTGGGGGCAGCGCCGCGACATACGACCAGATGGTCCAGCACTTTATAAGTTACTTCTCACCGCGCTTGATGAGCGGAGGGAAACTGGCCTTTCGAG